GTGCCATCATCACCGGCGGCACACTCATCCCACAGACATACGCGGCAGACTGGTCCATAAAGTCATAATCCTGTGGAAATGTCTGCGTGGCAACATAATCCGCATCGGAATACTTCTTCCCGTCACAGAATCTTGCCAGTGTGGCATTCGCAACATTGGTTGGCGCCACCCTGCTGTCATCCACAATCGCATTGTTGAACATGGACAGTTTTCCACGCTCCCTCAGGGAAATATCCGCAAAGCAGGTATCTCCCTTTTTTCTTTTGCCGATCAGTTCTGCCATCAGTGCCTTCTGAAACGGAATCCCGTGTTCACTACGGACTTCTCCAAACCGGATCGGCTTTTCATGAAACTCCAGTTTCAGTTTCGGCAAATCCAGGTCATTCCTGTGTGCAATAAAAAAGACACGGTTTCTTTTCTGCGGCACTCCCATTGTCCGGGCATCCAGCAGAAAAATCTGTGTCACATAACCAGCTTCCTTAAATGCTTTCAGCAGCTCATTCACATATCCCCTGGCATTGCCTTTCAAAAGCCCTGCCACATTTTCTGCAATCACAACTTTTGGTCTCAGAATTTCAGCAGTCCGGATGAAATGCAGGAACAGATCATCCAGTCTCTGTTTCTTCTGTCCTTCACGGAATACCTTTTCTTTTCCCCATGCTTTCTCCCTGTCACCGGCAACACTGAATACAGAGCATGGCGGCGATCCGTCCAGGATATCAATATTTTTCAGCTCCTCCGGATAATCCTTCCGCTCATTAAAATCCCTGATATCCATCAGATACGAATACTGGGGATGATGGTTTCCCCGGTAAAGTTTCATCATGGCTTCATCAATCTCACAGTTGCCCAGAACCTTATATCCTGCCAGCTTATATCCCATAGAGGATCCGCCCCCACAAGAGAAGCAGCTGAACACCGTTCTCCCGTTCTTCGGTACATCCCCAAGATCAGCCAGTCTCCATTTCCACGGGAATCTGTGGTCAGTTGAATTTGAACCCGCATCTTGGACATTCATGTTTGAACTCTTCATCCCCAAATTCCCCCTCATCAAACTCTTTGTTGCTTCCGGTATCATCCGGATCTTCTTTCACTGCAAACAGATCCGCAATCTCATCTTCCCTGAAGCCCGTCAGCCCCATATCAAAATCAGCCGCCTGCAGTTCTTCCATCTCAATTTTCAGAAGTTCCTCATCCCATCCGGCATCCATTGCCATACGGTTGTCTGCCAGAATATATGCTTTCTTCTGTGCCTCCGTCAGATTATCCGCAAACACACAGGGCACCTTCGTATATTCTTCTTCCTTTGCAGCTTCCAGTCTTCCATGACCCACCAGCACATTAAAATCCCTGTCAATGACTAGGGGGCTGATAAATCCAAACTCCCGGATGCTTGCCCTCAGCTTATTGATCTGTGCCGGGGAATGTGTTCTTGCATTGTTGATGTATGGCACCAGCTTCTCCACTTCCACCAGCTGAAAATCTTTTACAACCTTAATCTCCATTCTGCCTAACCTCCGTTTCTTGTCCTGAGCAGACGTTCCATCACGTCATCCTGCGGCGTGTTTCCCTGCCATTCCACAGAACAGTTTTCTTTCACGATCTGGAAAATCTGATACCAGATCTGATTAACCTGTTTCATGTACTGCTGCGACATGGAAACATACGGGGATGCAATCGCATTTTTTGTTGTCGGATGCTTTGCAAGCATTCCATATTCCGAAATGGCTTCCTCACACTGCACCCATCTGGCAACGCTCATGGCATACTGTTCCATCAGCTGCACACTGACCCAGCGTTCACATCCTCTTTCTTTCAGCCACTTCCATGTTTCCGTATAAACTTCTTCCGCACACAGGTCTTTCCCGTTTTTCTGTTTTGCTTTCAGGAACTCTTTGACCGGCGGCATCTCTGATCCTTCCAGGTCAGAAGGTTCCGGCAGATCACAGACCATTGCCGTTTTGCCCGCAGAGATTTTCTCCGTCAGAGCCTTCCTTTTCGGTCCGCTTCCCGGTCTGGCACCGCCCCTGGCAGTCCCGTCCTTCGCCATATTTCCCACCTCTTTTCTGTCACAGGGACAATTCCCCGTTTGAATACCAAATTTTGTGCGTGACACCCACCCGCCGTTCTAGCGTCACAGCCGTCACAGGGATTTACACCGCCCCTACCCCTCACAGGAAAATCTCACCTGCGGTTCCAGCGGTCACCCCTCTGTGCGTGAATCCTCGAATGGCACGGCCTGCACAGTGCGATCAGGTTGTTCCTGTCATGTGTCCCGCCTTCACTCAGCGGAAGTTTATGGTGGATCTGTTCAGTTTTAGCCATCACACCCTTCGCATAACACAACTCACAGAAAGGATGCTCTGCCGCATACCTGTCACGGATCCGTTTCCATGCACGCCCGTACTTTCTCTTTGCAGCCTTATCCCTGCCGTACTTCTCATAATCACTGTTCACCTTACTCCTGTGCTCATCACAGTACCGTTCCCCTGCAGGTACAAGCCTGCTGCATCCCGGATACCTGCACGGCACATCTGGTTTCCTCGGCATCTTTCCCACCTCCGGACATGACAAAAGCCCTGAAAGAAATTCATCTTCCAAGGCTTCCGTCTCATTCTGCTTTACGCATTCTAACAATATCACAGGATGATACTGCCATTCCATAGCATTTACTGCCAGATTTCAGGAATTGTGATTTTTTTCAACATTTCATCATGGATCCGGAATACTTTCCTTGTGCTCATATTCAGGATCACGGCTATCTGTTCCCATTTCATCATTTTCAGGTATCGTTCTTCCAGAATAACCTGCTCCTCTGGTTCTTCCAGCTGCCGGCCGCATCTGCGAATGCTTTGTTTCAGATCCAGAAGTTCACTGATATCAGACTGGATTTCCTCCTGCAGTTCCAGTATCTTCACAATGATATCCTCCGTTTTGTGAATGTTCCTGTTCGGGCTTCCAGGCATATCACTCACGGCTGAGGTTGCCTTCCTTGCCAGTTCATTCAAGGATGCCATCTGCTCCAGCTTACTGTCAATCCTCTGATCCATGTAATATGCCTTCATCAGAAAATTCTTTACTTCCATCTGCTGCTTATCCATAAGCCACCTCCAGATATTTTTTCCCTTGGATTGACTCTGATTGCCATAAATTTTCATTCAGCATCCATCCCGATCTCAGCCTTCACCGCCTCGATCAGTGCCGCCTGTGTCCCGTCCTTCATTTCCAGTGCCTTCATGATCCGCTCATCCACAGTCCCGTCAGTCACGATATGTATCACGGAAACTGTTCCGGATTCCTGTCCCTGCCTCCAAAGCCTTGCAACCGTCTGCTGGTACAGTTCCAGGCTCCACGTCAGCCCGAACCATACAAGGATATTCCCTCCGGACTGCAGGTTTAATCCATGCCCGGCGCTTGCCGGATGGATCAGTCCCACCAGGATTTTCCCTGCGTTCCATTCCCGGATGCTCTCATCCGAATCCAGTTTCCGGCAGTCCACTTTCAGCTTCTTAAGCCGCTCCATGATCCGTGTCAGGTCATGCTTAAACCAGTACGCCACAAGCACCGGCCTGCCATTTGCAGATTCCACCAGGTCTTCCAGTGCATCCAGCTTTTTCCCGTGAAACACATTTACCACACCGTCATCACCGTAGACTGCACCGTTTGCCAGCTGTGACAGTTTTCCGGAAAGGCTTGCCGCATTCGCCGCAGTGACCTCCCCTTCAGGAAGCTGCATCACCAGCTGCTCTTTCATTTCCCTGTACTGCTGTTTTTCTTTTTCATCCAAATAAACCTTATGCTCCGTGCTGACCAGTTCCGGCATATTCAGATAATCTGCCGCTTTCATGGAAATCGTGATATCCGAGATCTTCTCATAAATGGCTTCCTCCGCTCCCTGAACCAGCCGGTAACTGTAAACCACCGGTCCGTTCATCCGGTCTGGCCGGAAATAACATTCCCGGTACTGCCCGATAAACCTTCCCAGGCGTTTTCCCATATCCAGCACTTTAAACTCCGCAAACAGATCCATCAGCCCGTTGCTGGAAGGCGTGCCGGTCAGCCCCACGATCCGTTTCACAAATGGCCTA